CTCCGGACAGGGTATTCTATGTTACTAAGCTAGGAACCCAATTAGCTTACTTCACCGTAAAACAGGTGGGTGACATATTCCGCTTCTTGATGCCACTGATGCCCATCAATGTCATCCTACCCAAGGAATTTACTTGATAAACTATGTGTTTAAACAAACGTCTGAAAGGAAACGATTTCCTCCAAGCTGTTTTGCTGAGAGTCACGTGTAATAACGCCATCGTAGCCTTGTTTCATAAGTAACTGCGATAACGCCCGACCTTTTTTGCCGTAGGTTTTCACCAGTTCAGACTTCCAGCCATTGGGTCCAGTACTAATGTACTCCACTACCAGAGGGTTCCGAAATGATACCGTACCTGAGACCCAGCCTTGTGCTTCCAATCCGGAGGGTAATGGCTGGGTTGATTGCTGTAGGTAGGTTCCGTGGGGTTCGATGTTCTGTGCAAAATCCCCGGTCTTGGACGGACCCAGGCTGACGGTGTTCCGTACAAACTGAATGGAGACCGGCTGCCCAGTCTCCACGTCGTTGTAGGTTAGTGTTCGTGCGGCCGGAGCGATAGATTCGTTCAGGCGCAAGCCACAAAGCTTTTGGAAATTAATAATGAGTCGCTGCGACAGCATGATTAGTTAATCAATTCGTACATTTCCAGAATATCCTCTACTAGTGTGTCAGCATTGAATTTACGGCTGTTGATTTCGTTGATACCCTGCTCCCGAAGTTCGGGGTCGCCAGTGGTCTCTTTGATGACATCGATTACTTTCTTTTTCATCCCAGCGAAGAAGTCACGTTTGTTACCTTCATCGTTCTCGTTGAGCATATAGAGGATGCTGCGTTCTTCTTCGCTAAGGTGGTCGTACTTCTCGTTGAATTGCTGAATGGCTACCCGGAAAGTGTCTTCCAATGCAAAGCCTTCCAGAATAGATTCGTCAACGCCACCACCCTCGTCTCCGCCTTCGTTTTCTTCCTCTTTGTCGTCGTCGTCGTTATCTTTGCCGTTGATATAGCTGGCGAGGCCAAAAGGTATTTTGCCTTTCTTTTTCCCCTTGGTTTCTTTCTCATTCATGACGGACTCCATGACGTAGCTGAGTGAATCATGCAAACGAGTGATGTTCGGCACTTTGTTACCACCAGCGGATTCCAGAATCAAGGTCTGAATATTCTCGAACAGCATTTTGTCTTCCCAGGACAGATTAACGTCTTGGTGAAACTTATCAAGCTTCTCGTTTTCAGCAAGAATTTCCTTTTTACTAAATTGCTTCAGCAGGGCCACGTTATCGTCCACGTACTTGCAAGCTGACTCGCGCATAACGCCCTTCCGCTCCAAATTCTTAAACACGATGTATTCCAGCATCAGCACCGGAGAATTCCGGACAGTGCGCATGTACTCTCGGTAAATGCTCTCAGCCGTATCATGCTGGTTGTTCAAATAGTGTTCCCCAAGCATCTGGCTTACTTGAGTTTTCACGACGCCAAAATTGACCATAACTTAAATACCGATTTGATATAAATAGTGATGCCCGTGGACAATTTTATAATTCCACGGGCATCAACGCATTTTGGCGCTTATTTTTTAACCATCGACCTCGCTAGTTCCGCAAGCTCTTGGCTCATTCGCACATTTGCTTCGAAAAGGCCACCTTTATCCGACCGTTTTTTCAAACCTTTTTCCCGGTTAAAGCTTTCGTTCATTGGGGCACCAGGAGCATTTCCACCGGTATCACCTGCGGGTGGGCCATCCATATCTACGGGTCCACCCATGTCGGGACTACCCATGCCGCCACCGCCCATTGGGGGGCTACCGCCCATACCACCTGCGTCTGCACCATCGCCGCTACTGGTGACGTCGTTACCAAATCCAGCGTTTTGGTACTTAATCATTTTGTCGTACAGTTTACTGGATTTCAGCAACTGACCAGCCGACTTGATTTCGTCACCAACCTTAGACTCCAAGAATTGCTCTTGCAAATCATCAATACGGTCTTCGTCGCTGATGCCCAGGATTTCGCGGGCTGCCATTGACTCCGACATGGGGGCAATGCCTTTCTCACTTGGAGTCACAGCCATTTGGTACGCTTCCAGTTTGGCTTTGATGGTCTCAATTTTGAGGAGTTCTGCTTGGGTGCTGGGGTTGCTAAGCGTAATGGTGAAGTTGTTCAGATGTTCCATGTAGTCACCGCCTAGCAAGGCCAAGTGAATGATGGCAATCTTATTAAGTTCAGCTACAATTGACTGTTGAATCCGGTTCACTTTGCGGGCGAAACGAATATCCAGCATTGAAAGAGCTTTGCCTTCACCACCACCGTCTTCGCTGAAGCCTAGAAAAGATTTTGGAATACCCAGGCCGACAAACAGGTTGTCTCGTAGGTAGCTAATGTCGCTAATGGCGTCCAGGTTGCTGGCACCGGCTAGGGTGTCAATTGAACTACCCGCATTCTCGGAACGCACGGGGACGTAAATATCTTGGTCGTTGCTGGCAACGTTGTACTTCCAGTTGAAGTCGCCGGTCATTGGGTCGGTGAGACGCGAACCTTTTTGGTTCTTCATCACCGCCTGCATGATTTGTTTGATTTCTTCGCTATCTTTGGCGTTACCAACAAACACTTTGAAAATACGGCGTTCGGCCGCACGGGTAATGCGGTACACCATCATGGCGTCCTCGCACATGTTTAGCATCTTCCAGGTCCGGCGTACCGAATCCAGTACCGACATACCATAAGGCATACGACGGTCATCACCGAGTAAACGGAAGTGAGCAATTTGCCAAATATTGTATTCGTTGCTTTGGTTCTGAAGGTTCCTGTGTTTATACTGGACTTGGATGCGGTTGTCTACCACTTCTTCACGCCGTTCCATATCAAACGCTGACAACTGCTTGTAGCCCTCTACGCCGTGTTCTGGGCTGAGTAGTAGGTACACGAAGTTATCACCGTACTTGCACAGGTTCCGTGCCCAGAACTGAAGCGTGGTGTTTACGTCGAGTGTGTTGTAAAAAAGATTCTCCAAGACCTGTTTTACACGTTTGTTGCTGCTGTATACTCGCAGTACTTTACCGTCTTGACCCACGGTGGTAGCTTCCTCAGCCAATAGGTTCAAAGCAGAAGAAATTGTGGGGTATTCTTCCATCTTCACATAGTCCATGTATTGGGCCATGCGATTCGGTTCGTAGGACATTTTCTTGTCCTTGTCCGAGTGAACCAGATGGTAAAACTGGCTGTTCAGGTGACGTTGCTGTTGGTGCTGCAAGGCAACCTCGGCCATTTCCTGCGGGCTGTTAGCTTTCAGTATTTCTGGCGTCCCCATGCCGCTTTCGGGCATTTCGGCACTCGATTGGAGGCCGTTACCTACGAATAGGTCGGAGAGGGTATTATAGACGGTTTCAAAAAGGTTTGCCATTGTTATCGTAGATACGTGGTGCGTGTTAGTTCCTAGAAGTAAAAAGGAAGCACCGGGGAATCACGGCTAAAAACATCGTCACGGAAAGGGTCCGCTATGTATTTTTGTGATTCATTTTTATGGTTTTCAACCATCCATTCTTGGTCGTAGTCTTCTTGGGTGACTGTCTTCCAGGCATTGGCTTGTAGCATAACTTGCTCAAAAGAAGGGCCTTGGAGAGTACCAAAAGAATACTTGAAGGCATAGAGACCCATAGCTACAGCCATGAGAATGTCGTCGTGCTTGCTGCGTTCGTGGTCGTAGCGTCCGTTGATGAACACAAAGCTCTTAAACTCAGTGGTTAAGCGTCGTGAACGGATAATGATTTCACCGTGGCGAATCCGGCGTTCCAGTTCTTCCAGGATAAGGTCGCGGTTAGCACCAATAGCAAAACCTGGAACCAATTGCTTTTCATTCATGTGCTTGAGCAAGCGGTCACGAATCGGTTTGTTGCGGATTTCAGATTGATGGATACAGTCCAGAGGATAGCCCAGCCGCAGCAGGTTATCCATTGTTACCGCACCAATACCACCGGTGACGTCCACCACCACGTAGGCGTTGTTGTACAAGCGCCCGTAGGTGTTAATCCGCTCTGCCAGCACCTCGGGTGGGTACTTGCATTGCAACTCAGCTACTTGCTCCATCATACCGTCATGGTGGACCTCAAAAATAGCAATAGTGGAATAGTCCTCACCGGTGCCTTTGCTCACGTCGGACCATAGCTGGTAGCGGCCGTCAGGTTTGACGTACTGCATGGAGCCATCGGATTGTTTGTTACCCCAAAACCAGAACTTACCATCTTCACGCTCGTTGGTTTTATCAGGGACCCGAACGGTGGTCCGTTCCATTTCCAGAATGTATTCGTCGGCAATAAGGTTGCCACCGGAACCAATGAATGACCCGCTCAACTCTTGGGCAATGCGCTTGGGGTCGTAGTCGTAGTCAGCACACCGTTTCTCAAACCAGCTAGACGTTGGTTTGTAACCGTCGTTCATGAGCGGATGGTAAACATCAGGGTCGGTAGTGGATACCGAAATCTCTTGACCATCAATAGTTTTAACCCAGCGTAAATCAATTACACCTTGGGTATCACGAATAAAGCGTGGGTCCTGGTACCAGAAGATTTCCACCACGTTGAACACGTTATCTCCGCCTTTCAAACTTTGCTCGTACTTGGCGTAATACACTGGGTCCATGCCTTTAGGCGTAGAGTTCAGGATGATGTTACCACCAGCAGACAAGGCACCCATCGTAGCGGTCATGAACTGCTCCCCGTATTGGAGGTAGGCTGCTTCATCGACAAATATCAAGTCGGGTGACGTACCACGGGTACCATCTTTGGAGGCAGCCAGGGCTTGCAGCACTGAGCCATTCTCATACACCTTCTTCTTCTGGCTGTCTTTGTCCAGAACTTCCATCCGGAGCCACTCGGGTAAGTTGTTGATAATGTCAACAATAAGTGTAAAGATGTTTTCCTGGGCCAAGGTCATCGTGTTAGCTACCACAGCAACTTCACAGTTGGGGGTGAAGGTTAGTAGCCACGCAATGTAAAGACAGGTGGTGGTAGTGATACCGCCCTGGCGATACTTCAAAATTAGATTAAACCGATGATTTTGATAAGCATTGATAGTTTTTATCTGGTGAGGGAATAGCTTAAATGGGATTTTACGACCCGTAGCTTTTTCTTTTACTTGGCAGTAAGTCTCAGCAAAATAGGGGATGTCAAACATGCAGCGCATGTATTCTTTTTGTTGTTCGGGCGTAAGCACCTTGGCGACAACTTCTGGTGTACCCTTCTTTTTAGCCATTGTAGTATTTTATACTTTTCCATAAATAGCTATTTGTGGTACTCCCAGGGTTTATTTACCGCTTTTGTTTGTTTTGTTGCCCGCTGCCTCGTAAGTTTGTCCCATAAACAAATGCTCATGGATACCGTAAGCCTTTTCGATTTTCAACCCGTTTTCCGCATTATCCATCCGTTAGCCAAACGGATGCGCGGCCTGTCTTCCCCCAACGCCAAGCTCTACGAAACGGCTGACGAATTCATCAGCGGAAACCTAGGGAGCGTTATCACCCAAGACGTAGGCAACGCCTTGTGGACCTTAGCACATAACGCCGCCAAGATTCTAATCAACCAACCCGAGTTTGACGAGCCGCAGCAAAACGCATTGAAGGCGGTAGCAGATTTCCGCGATTATATGACCACCCAAGGTATCACGCTCAAAGGAGACTACGATTACTAAATGATAATCAGACAAGCAGGCCGGGGCGGTGATGACGGTGGCGGAGAGCTGCATGTCTATATCGATGATGACGGCGACGCCCACGTTTCCGTCACCCGTAACCGCAAGAAGCATGTTTTCCAATCAACTGAATTTTGTACCCTGCGCGGTGGTGGCCGCTCAAAGAATACCCGGCAGGCCCTTTTAGCTCTGTTCGCGGCAATTGAAGCAGACAACTCGGCCGACCCTGGTGCGGCCATAAACTTTAACTAAATGAAACAATACCTCGACCTCATGCGCCAAATCAAGGAGACTGGCGCTACCAAAACGGACAGAACTGGTACCGGTACAGTATCTATATTCGGCCCGCAAATGCGTTTTGACCTGCGCAAAGGTTTCCCGTTGGTAACAACGAAGAAAACACACCTCAGAAGCATTATCTACGAACTCCTGTGGTTTCTCAAGGGTGACACCAACACTCAGTACCTCACAGATAACGACGTTACGATTTGGGATGAATGGGCTGATGATAACGGTAATCTTGGACCCATCTATGGCAAGCAATGGGTTTCCTGGACTCGTGACTACTGGGTAGAGTCCGAGCAGTCAATTGCCAGCGGTGGTACCCAGGGTGGCACAGCTCATTTCCAGGAATCCATCAACCAGATTCAGCAAATGGTGGGGTTGCTAAAAAACACTCCGGACTCCCGCCGCATGGTGGTATCTGCGTGGAACGTGGCCGACCTACCTGCCATGAAGCTGACTCCTTGCCACTGCCTATTTCAGTTTTACACGGCTCCCCTCAGCTACAT